GGCTGGGTGCTCGGTGCTCACTCCAAGACCAACCTTCAAAGGAGATCGATCCGCTGGTTGATCGGCGATGAGACCTGGCGCTGGCCATCGGGTCACATGGCCGAGGCCGAGGCGCGGGTCACCGCCTTCGGGTGGCTGGGCAAAAGGTTCTTCGTGTCGCAGGCCGGCGAGACCGATGACGACACCGATCGGAAATTCAAATCGACCGACCAGCGCGAGTGGTGTTGGCGCTGTCCAAGTTGCGGGACGACGCAGCCTTGGAGGTGGGAAAACATCGAGTGGAGCAAGGACGCCAAACTTGATGATGGTGGGTGGGATTTTGAAAGGGTGCGCGAGACCACCGAAATGTTCTGCGAGTGTGGGAAGAGATTCCCGGACGCCGACCGATCACGCCGTGAGCTGAACGACCCTCGTAACGGCGCGCGTTATGTCGTGCAAAATCCCGGAGCGGCGAAATCGAATGTTGGTTTTCACTGGAACGGTTTATGCGCTGGATCATGGGGCAACCTCGCCGAGATTTACCTCCGGGCGAAGGCGTCAGCAAGGTACGGCGACATCGATCAGTTGAAAATCTTCTGGCAGAAGCGACTAGCTCTCCCATTCACGGAATACACCGAGGATTTCTCGATCAAGCCGACTGATAGCGGGTATGCAAGAGGCGAATTGCTCTGGGGTAAGGAAGGCGCGATCATCGCTGGCAAGATCCGCCTGCCCGATGAGGACGATGAGCCTCCGGTGCGGCTGCGCGTGATGACGGTGGATGTTCAAATGGATCACTTTTGGTGGTTGATCACCCAATGGAGCCCCGATGGATCGAGTCGCCGGATCGACTGGGGCACAGCTCACACCTGGGAAGAGTTGCAGGAAAAGCAGGAAAAATACGGCGTTTCGTCCTCATTGGTTGGCGTCGATGCCGGATTCAACAGCTACGAGGTCTATCAGCGATGCGCCGAGCATGGCTGGGTGGCGTTGATGGGTGACCGCAAGGCAACATGGACTCACCGACTCAAGCAGCGCCTCGGCGTCGGCGTCCGGGTTAAGTCATTGGAGAGATTTTACTCGCCCAAGAGGTCAATTCATGTCGCCGCCGGCAAGACCGCGCAGATGTTTTATTGGAGCAACCTCAACATCAAGGACGCGATGGCTCGGATTCGGCGCAATCAAGATCCGGCACGCGGCCCGACATGGGAGGTTCCTACCGACGCCTTCACCGAGGCGGATAACGACGAAAAGAAAATCGCCTACCTAAGCCAACTGGAATCCGAGATGCGGATCAAGGATGGCGACCGCTGGCAATGGACGCGGATCCAAAAACGACCGAACCACCTTCTCGACTGCGAGGCGATGGCGACCGTGTTTGCCTTCATGCTCAAAATCCTTGGCCGCGAGACTGAGCAGGAAGCCGCCGAAGATTGACAACTTGTCAGAGGGCATGGCGGCCCTCGACATGACGACAGGATTTTCCACTGAAGAAGTGGTTGAGATCCTCGAAGAGAACAAAAAGACACTCAAGAAGCTGATGATCAGCTTCCAAGAGTCTGGATCGCAGATCACTTACAAGCGCCTCGATGATACAAAAGAGATCATCGCGGCCTGCCAGCACGCTCTCCGCAAGCTCGACCCGATCACCTACGGCAAGACCCGCCGCACCTGTCAGTCAACTGCCGGTAATTTCTAACATGAACCTGCTGCAAAAAATCACCAAGTCCGCCGCTTTAGCCTTCGGATGGTCGCCGTATGAGAGCGTCAACCCATCGCCCGTTCGCCAACGCCTGCCCGCCGCAGCTCCGCAAGACCACCGCAAGGAGGCAACGCCACTGGTACGCAACGAACTCATCAAAGGTAGCCGGTATTTGATGAAAAACAGCGGGTTTGCCCGCGAAATGGTCTTCGACATGGCCGTCTACTCGGTCGGCGATGGTCTCAAGATCCAGCCAAAGACCGAAGACCGCGAATGGATTGCCGGCGCGCTCGACTACTGGGAGGAATGGTCAAATCAGTGCGAGGTGACGGGACGATTCTCCCTCTCCGAGTGCGAAATGCTCATCTGCCGCGCGATCGACGAAGACGGTGATATTTTTGTCCATCTCACCCGCGTCGAAGGCCGCCCGGTGATCCAACTCATCGAAAGCCACCGCGTGAGCGGCGGGAACAACGACGGAACGGTCGATGGCATCCGTTTCGACGGCTATGGCCGACCAGTTTCGTATAGCGTGAAGCAGGATGATGGCAGTTTCATCGAGCTGCCGGCCTACTCGGTGCTGCATATCTTCGATCCAGAGCGCGCATCATCGGCTCGTGGCGTGCCATCGCTGGCACATTCGATCAATCACATCCGCGATGAGATGGAATTGCTCGCGCTCGAAAAGCACGCGCTCAAGGATCATGCCGACAAATCGTTCGCGATCACCACGCAGAATGGCGAGATCGACAGCAATGATGGCTTTGGCGGACTCGACATCGACTCCGGCAAGTCCGAAGACAATCCGCATAGCGACCCAACCGCCCTACAAAAGATCGTCGGCGGCAAATGGGTGGCACTCAAGCCGGGCGAAGAACTCAAACCCTTCGAGAGCAACCGCCCATCGCCCACCTTCACTGGATTTCTCGATCACCTTCGCCGCGATTCGGCGCTGGGTGTGGTGCCGTACGAGTTCACCGCAGATTCAAGCAAGATCGGTGGCGCCGGAGTCCGTATGGTGGTTGCCAAGGCCGATCGCCGATTCTCCCACAGGCAAAACATCCTCATCCGCCGCTTTCTCACGCCCGTCTGGAAGTTCGTCATCGGCGACGCCATCACTCGTGGCGAGATCCCGCTGATTGCAGGATGGTGGAAGATTTCCGTCGTCACCCCGCGCCGTGTCACCGTCGATGCCGGTCGGGAGTCGCTGCAAAACCGCGAGGATGTGAAGGCCGGTCTCAAGACCTTGTCCGATCACTTCGCCGAGCTGGGCATGGACTTCGAGGAGGAAGCCGAACGCCGCGCTCGCGACATCGCGCACCTTCAAGAACTCGCCAAGAAATACGACATCCCACTTCAGATGCTGTTCGCATCGGGAGTTGCCACCCCGCCGGTCGAAGCGCCGACTGGGCCTGCGAAGTGATGGGGAATTGACACCCCACGCATCGCGTGAACGCACGCGATCTCATTTTGACACAGGAGCCGTGGGCCATCGCCCCGGAGGCAATGGACGGCATCATCGGTTTGGCCATGGACATGGCCGCCGGCAAACTATTCACCCTGCCGCAGAGCGAGGCACCGCAGTCGATCATGAGCGTCGCCGATGGCGTCGCCACAATCTCGATCACCGGACCACTTCTTCCGACCACCGACGAGTTCGATCGCGTGATGCTCGGGGCGACGAGTCTCGATGAAGTCCGCTCCACCGTTGAAAGCGCCGCCGCTGATCCAGCGGTCACATCGATCGTCCTCAACATCGACTCTCCTGGCGGAACCGTTCGCGGCACCCCCGAGGCCGCCGATGCAATCTACGAAGCCAGCAAGGTCAAGCCGGTGCGTGCGCACACCTCCGGAACGATGGCATCCGCCGCCTACTGGCTCGGATCGCAAGCGACCAGCATCTCGATGACACGCTCGGCATCGGTCGGATCCATCGGCGTGATGGTCCCGCACATCGATCAGAGCAAACGCGCGGAGATGCTCGGCGTGAAGGTCGAACTTTTCACCACCGGCAAGTTCAAGGCCGCTGGTTTCCCTGGCACCTCGCTCACCGAGTCGCAACGCGAGTTGATCCAAGAGCGCATCGATCAAGTCTTCGGCGAGTTCAAATCCGCCGTCACGCGCCAAGGTCGGAAGATCCCCGCCGAGGCGATGCAAGGGCAGACATTCTACGGCCCGCAAGCCGAGTCGCTGGGCCTCGCCACCGTGGTGCGCAGTGCTTCGCAAGCAGGCAAAGCCGGATCCTCTCCGCTTCGCGCAGTTGACACTGCGGAAGATGGCATGAGCGAACAAGTCGCCAGCACCCCATCCGAAGAAGTCGTCGCATCGGTCGAGACCGTTGTTGCGGAAATCGCCAACGAAGCCGCCCCATCCGCACCGGAAGGTGAGCAAGAGGCAGCTCCTGAATCCGCACCAGAAGGAGAAACCGAAAGCGCGCCTGCTGAGGAGCCCAAGGAAGAGTCCGCCACCGAGATCATCGGCGACCTCAAGGCAACTCTGGCATCGCTGCAAGGCGAGATCGCCGCACTGAAGGCCAACCAACTTTCCATCGATGAAGCAGTAGCCGCCAAGGCCGCCGCCATCGCCAGCCGCAGCTCCAGCGCACCCGTGAATGTCTCACCGGACGCACAGAGCAGCGAGAGCATCTACGACCAGTGGAAGAACGCTTCTGGCGCAGAGAAAACCCGAATTTTCAGGGCTCACCGCAAGGAACTCGAAGCCCACGCGGCCAAACTTTGAAACCAAAAACCAACCCGAATTAACCACAACGAACTCATCCAATCATCATGGCAACCACCATCAGCAATGAACTCAAACTGAATGTCGTCCTCGACAGTGCGCTTGTTGCACTTCGCGAGGCGCTTCTTCCCATCAATGCCTTCAGCACCGTGTACAACTCGGTCCCGCTTCAAGGCACTGACAAAGTTTCCGTGCCTTTCTTCCCATTGGCAACGGACGCCACAGTTGATTTCAACGGCACCTACGCATTCAGCGACACGAATGCGATCAACAGCCGCGAAATCACCGTCAACAAGCGCAAGTATCAAGCGCTTTCCTTCACCTCCAGCGAACTCGCTCGTCAACCCTACTTCAACCCCGAGCAACTCGGTTTCCTGAAGGGTCGCAAGCTCGCCGAAGACATCATCAAGGACATCCTCGGTGTTGTGACGACCGCCAACTACGGCGCACCTGTCCTTACCAGCGCGGCCTCCGCGTTTGATTCGGATGATGTGATCACCATCAAGACCGCACTCGACCAAGCCAAGTGGGCAAAATCGAGCCGCACGATGATCCTCGACAACGCCTACGAAGGCGCGCTGCTCAAGGACGCCGGCATCAAGAACGCAGCCGCAGTTGGCACCGCCTCGGCGATCCAAAACGGCCTGCTTCCAAGCATCGCTGGCTTCAATGTCATCGGCACCAACCTCATCCCCGGCAACTCGCAGAACCTCGTCGGCATGGTGGCACTCCCAGAAGCGATCCTCGTGGCATTCTCGCCCGTGACTCCTTCCTCGGGTGTCCGCGCCAGCCTCACTAACTACGAGACCGTCACCGACCCAGAGACCGGCCTCACCATCGAGTACCGCTCATGGGGTGACCCTGACACCGACACCGAGAAATCGGTCATCGAGGTCAACTATGGTTTCGCCCTCGGCCACGCCGCAGCCCTCAAACGGATCGTCTCCGCCTAATCATGCGCCGCGCCATCACACTAACCCGCAATGGCGACACTTGGAAGGTTAAGCACCTTCCGAGTGTGACGTTGGCCGACCAGCTTGCCGATTTCAAGGCCGCGAAAGTGACCGGCGATTTCGGTGGTGCTGATGAGGTGCAAATCTGGTCGAACGGTGACACGCTCAAGCGGTATGCGAAAAAAGCAGCCGCCGCAGTGATCGAGCCGATCGAGCCGGAAGCCGCAGAGACACCCGAGCCGAAGAAGGTCAAGAAGTAATTTGTTTCATTGGTAGCGTCTAAGGAGAAAGCCCCATCTGGAAATTTCCGGGTGGGGCTTTTTTGACGCCGCGCGTGAAGCGTGAACCTAATTCAAGAAGCCGCCGCCGAGGCATTCGCATCGATTCTCGAAGACATCGGCGTACCAATCACCATCGGTGAAGAGGAGTATGTCGCCGCGATCTCGATGGGTGGCGTCCAGATCGATTTGGAAGAAGGAGGATTCTCCCAGGACGGATCACTCAGCGTCCGCATGCTGGTCGCGCACCTACCAGATCCAGCACCGGCACAGAACAGCGCCATGACGATCGGCGATCTGCGCTACAAGGTCGAAGAGATCATGCTCAAGCCCGGTGCTGGCGTCATCGAATACCGAGTTGCCCGCCGTTAATCACCATGAACCAACACATCGAAGACTATCTCGCCGAGCTCGTCGGCAACCTCGGCAATGACATCGAGGTCTTCACCGGCACCAGCTCGGATGTCCGCACGCCAGAATCACACGCGGTGCTGGTGCTCGCCGACCAGGTGGAAGGCGTCGTCGGCAGCCTCTACAAAGCCACGGTCAAAGTTTCCATCTCATCGCCGGCAGACGGCAGCACCCGCAGCGCCCACATGGATATTGTGGACGAGGTGAGAGAGGCATTTACTGAGCCGCTGCCTTCAGCCCAGAGCCTCGGCATCACCGCCATCGAGGTGCGCGGATTCCACATCACCAATCACACCGCCGCTGTGTCAGACGATGGCCGCTGGGTCACATCGATTGAGGCACTCATCGGCGTCACTCGCTTGTGAAGTTGACACCCACGCGGGTGTATCATGGCAGCGACTTTTGGAGTCAATAACACACACGGCCTCTCTCCGAACACCGGACATGTGAGCGAGTCGAGCAAGGACTCCTCTGTCGAGGTTGCAACCATTCGCGACGAGCAGGGCGTCACCGTCTTTGCCGGACCGCGCAAGCTCATCACACGCAATGTCACAATCACTGGCAAGGGCGACGCCGACATCGAAGCAGTCGTCGCCGGCACCGTTACCCTGGGCGCAGCAATGATCACCTCCGTCAAGCAAAGCGAGAGCAACGAGGATTTCCCCGAGTTCGAGATCCAAGCGACCATCTACGACGAAATCTAATCATTCAAAGCCATGGCAATCACTTTCAACCAAATCGGAGTTCAGTCGGTCACCGCCGAACTGATCGAGAGCGTCGAGTCGACCAAAAACATGGAGTCGAAGATGATCATGTCCACAGAGGGCGGATTTGGCGCGGCCAAGACTTTCGACCCCACCTACGAGTTCACGGTCAAAGGCCGTGGCACGACCAGCGTTGATGCCGGTGACACGAGTGCCTCTGGGTACATCCCCGACTACATTCCGACTGGTGGTGTGACTGTCATTACCTCGGTGAAACTAAGCGAGAAAAACGACGATTTCAACGAGTTCGAGATCAGCGGCACCGTTTTCCCGGACGCGGCAGCGATCGTCCAATAACCGGCTCGTAAGAGCCACCTAAAATCAACCATGAGACAAGGATCCACGGTCGCCATCGTGCGCGACTTCGACACGCCACCCATTGAAAGCCGCAACACGCGGTTGATTGCCGCTGCTATCGCCTCTGGCTGCGAGTTTGGTACCGAAAAGGCGTTTTCCGACACCATCGAAGATGTCGGCGGCAATCCTAAGCGCACGGTCACTTGGATGATGGATGGTGCAAAGAAGGTTAAGTTCGCGCCGATCGATAAAGAGGAGGAACTAACCTTCGTCGAGCTTCAAAAGCGATTTGATTCGCAGGAATGGTGCGAGGAAAACCCCGATCACCCCATCGCCTACATGCGCGCCATGTCGGACGCCTACAACCGGCTTGTCGATAAGATCAAGACCATGCGCCCGATGCTGCTGATCCGCAAGGGCAAGCGCCTCGCAATCGTTCCATCAGGCAACGACCCAGAGAGCAAAGCCCAGCGCGAAAAGATCCTTTCGATATTCTAAAATTATGAACGAAATCAAACGCCAAACCACTCTAGCTCACAGCATGCTTGAGCAAGAAACCAAAAAGATCGCCAAATACAATGTGAGGTCTTTTTCGTATGGATCATTGCAGTTGGCTTACTTGCTGAATCTCAGCCTTTTTACAGGCGCGACTCAAGCCGAAGTAACAGAGCGCGAGATTCAAAGGCAAATCTCTACATTTGTGTGGATGCAGTCAGCCCCTCAAGATGAGGTGATCCGTGCTGTCACCAATGGTACCGCAGAAACGGAAGTGTTGAAATTCTCCCTCAATATCGACCTTGCCGACCTTCCTGATCTGCTGGCCGAGGTGAATAAAATTGGCGATCAAATCTCGGCAAATGAGGTGCGCGTGGAATCCAAGTATAAGTCCACCGAAGAAGAGGTTCCGCCGGGAAAGTCTTAAATCCCGGATGGCTGGCGAGCGCGGTATTTGCCATTGCAAAGGAAACTGGCTGGACGGAAAGGCATATCCTTTGGGAGATCCCTTTGTCCCGAGCCATGCAGTATTACCATTGCACCTTGCAGGCAGCGAATCTCTGGACACTTGAGCCAATGACCTCCCAGAAGATTCAGGAAATGGTGCCTGATTCCCTTCTTAGTTACATCGATGGACTTGTTGACTCTCAGTATTAAATATGGGAAACAATCACTCATTTGATCTTCACCTCGCGGAATTTCAAAAGGCTGCTGATCGGGCATTTGCCTATTCCAAAAGGGAGGGTAAAGCCTATATGAAGGAGCAGGTACGAGGCGTGATTCGTGAGTTGTTCATACTAACGCCACCAAACCGTGGTAGCGTTACTGGCATAAAAGCAAAGAAGGCTGGCGAGAATACGATTGCCGCCGATGTACGAGCGGTATTCAGGGGCGAGAACTTGAAGCAGCCGGAGGTTTCTTCATTCTCGGAAATGAGCAAAGTGATGAAAGCAAGCCGCCGTCCCGGCAGCATTCGCGCCACACCGAAGAAAATACGAGTTAAAGCTCCATCGGCGCTGATCGCTCAGTACATTAAAAAGAAGCAAAAAAAAGTTGGATACCTAGCTTCAGCATGGGCGATGGCGGCCATCAAAGTGGGCTCAGTGCGCGTGCCTGGCTGGATCAAGCGCCATTCTGCACCTGGCTCCAGCACCATCAAGGAAGTGCCTGACGGGATCTCAGCCTCGATCACCAATGCGGTCGAGTGGGCCGATACGGTCTATGGCTTGCGGGCAAGGATCAATGCAGCCCTGCGCAAACAGACGAGAAAAATAAATAACAAGACTAGGGACTTCTATAAGAAAATCGGCAGGGAGTTTTGAGCGGACTTTGACAACCCAATTTAAGTAATATGGCAACTCTTACGGCAAATTTGTTCCTTAACACCAGCGGGTTCACCTCTGGCATTGAGAAGGCACGATCTGCCACCTCCAATTATCATCAGGAGATGAGCCGCGCGGCCAATTCAATTAAGGGATTGGAAGGTAATATCAGCGTCCTCAAGCTGCAAGCCGCCGGTTACGATAGCCTCGCTACTTCCTTGAAGCAGACTTTGGCCATTGAGGCGCAAGCAGACAAACTCGCCAAAAGTGGGCTCATTACCAAAGAGAAAGCCATCGCACTCCTCCGTGAGCAGCAAACACTTGAGCGTAACATTGCCACGCAAAAAGCAAACTCCGCTTCGGCACAAGCCGCCGCCGATAAAAAGTCGGCTTTGTTATCCAATCCTAGAGCAGCAGGTCTGCCAGAAGCCCCTTTAACCGACGCATACCTAAAGCAAACCGAGCGTGCGGCATTTGTCGCACAGGACGCTAGGAATAAGTTCAATCGCCTCACTGGGGCGATGGGCAACTCCAGCATGGGCTTCTTGGCGTTCTCGCAGGCGGTCGAAGACGCCCAGTATGGCATCAAAGGCGTTCTCAACAACATCCCGCAGATGATCCTTGGCTTCGGTGGCTCGATGGGCCTAGCCGGCGCGATCTCGCTGGCGGCGGTAGCTGCGGTCTCGCTGTACCCGGTCATCAAAAGGCTATATGCAGCAGTCGATAACGATATACTCAAAAAGGCAGCGGATGAGTGGGGTAAAGTTTTTGAAAAGGGAGTTAAGGCCGCTAACTCGGCCTTAAACTCTACCATTGCCGCTAAAAAGCTCAAAGAGCTTACAGATTTGACTCTGCAAAACTACCGTCAGATTTATTCTCTTGGGCAAGACTTTGCATCTATCCAACGCGTAAAGATTGATGGGCTTGAAAAAGAAAAAAGCATTCTTGATGAAATTTATGAGGTCAGATCTAAAATTGATTTATCGTTAGGCAAAAAAACCCAGCAACAAATCAACGACGAGGCCAATAAGAAAGAAATTGAAGATATTCAGAAAAGGGTAGATTTATTAAAAGTTGAACAGGATTACCTGAATGATAGAGGATCTAGGGCTTCAACCCGGCGTTCGATATTGATCAATGAGGATGACGAGGCCAGTAACATCGACGCAAAAAAACTTAGAGAGTTAAGAGTCAATCTCGCAGGCGCTAAAGCCAACTTAAAACAGGCAGAAGTTGAAATAGAGGAAAGAAACAAGGCTGGCTCAAAAGGAACCCTTTTAAGGAACGCAGAACGCAACGCGCGTATAGCACGCGAATCTATTGAGGCAATAAAAGAAGAGATTGAAATCCACAGCGAGCTTTCTAAATCGGCATCAACTGCACGCTCGGAAATTATCAAAGAGCGCGAAAACGAAATAAATTCTATTGATGAGCGAAATAACAAATCGTGGCAAGAAATGAAACAGCTTGAGTCTGAAATCAGGCTAAAAAAAGAACTGCACGAAGCAAATAAAAAAGCCAATAATATCGATCTTAAAAGCCAACAAGAAGCCTACCGCCTCGAAGCCGAGATGGTCCGCGCGCGGATCGCCGGTAATGAGAAAAAGATCGCCGATCTCGAACGCCAGAAAGCAATCCAAGAAGAGATCGTCGCGCTCAACAAGCTCGGCATGACCGGCGACAAAGCCAAGGACACCGCCGCCAAGATGGTCGATGCCCGTGCTGCCGCTGATGAGGCCGACAAGGCACGCGAGAAGAAACAACAAGGCGGCCCAAGCGCCGGTGTGAGCCAACTCGGCAGCGTCGCCAAAGCGACCAATGTCTTGATGGGCCGCGCGGCCAACGATGGCATCCTCGAAGAAAACCGCCGTCAGACATCCCTGCTGCGGACGATTAAGGAGAATACCAAACCTAAGACGACCAACCCACCCGAAGTTTACATCCCTGTTTTTGGCGGGTGATAGCTGAATCAACAAACACCCCACCCGTTTTCGCATGAGCACCAGTAATTTCATCACCGTAGGAGCCACCGGTTCAAAGAGCAAGGAAGGCGTCATCCAATGGGTGGTTCCCTACTATGTAACGAATATCGCTCAAGTACACACTGTCGGCAAAGAGGATTATGAAGAATGCCAAGAGGTTTCGCGCACATGGGCATGCAACAATGACGGCGCCGATCCTTCCTACATCGTGACCGTCACCTACGAGGGCGGCAGCGCCGAATCCAACAACGCCACCTACGGCGACGAAGAAAGCACCGTTTGGAGTCTTGATTTTGAGATGGCCGAGGAGCCGATTGAGGCCCATTGGAACTTTGAGGAAATCAAAAAAGTTTACGGCGGCAAATGGGCAGACGCAGAAAACGAGGAGGACTGGGTCTTCCTTAAAGAACTCCCAGCGGGCTCGAAAGCCTCATCCGGGCTTGGTGGAAAAAGCAAAGTCGGCAAAGGCAACAAAAACCCGATGAAGGGGGTCAAAACCTACATCGTGATGAACTGCATTGCCTCGGTGAGCTACACCAAGAAAACCTTACCCAAGACTGTAATCGACAACATCGGGAAACTGTATCGCTCAGTACCAGACGCCCCAGAGCAATTTAACAGCCTCGACAAAGGTAATCGAAACTGGATGAAGATGCCGCCGCAGATTTCCAAGCGTGGAAATGTCTGGCAGATTTCCGAATCCTGGAAGCTCTCCGAATACTATGAATGGCCGAAGGAGGTCTATCAAGACGGGAACGCTGGCAATTTAAGCTAAATGGATATCAAGGAAATCAAAGTCCAGAAGGGTGAAAGGATCCAAACCGCGTGGGAGCGATTGGTGCGATGGGTCGATACGCTCAAGGTGGTGCCAGGCGAAGGAGTGAAGGTTCGCGAGACGCCCAAAGGCACGATCGTCACCGTGCTGAAAAAGCGGCAAGCGTACAGTCACCCATTCAAGGTTGGGGCGAGTGAAGTAAGCGCATCGGTGCGGGCGGGAACGGTGAATGGTCAAACGCCGTACATCCTCGATGTCACGACCAAGAATTGGCGGCGCATCGACAACCGAGACGACGATGGCAACAAGTTCGACCCAGAGAAGCCAGCGCCGGCGATGAAGTTGGATTTGAAAAATCAAGAGGGCGGCAAGTTCTACATCTCGCTGCGCGTGAAGCCGAATGATGCTGGCACGATCAAAGATCCAAAGACCGACCTGCGAATCGTTCAAACACCGACAGCGGAGGGTCTCAAGGATGGCGCTGGCTACTACCCGCTGGCGCTTTGCTATCTCAATGCGTCCGCCACGGCCGTCGAGGAAACCTTCCAGATCGTCCACCACAACATGCGCTACCTGTACCAAGCGCGAAAATCGACTGAGGGCGAAACAACCGGCAACCGCCACCTCTTCTTTCCGGTGTGAAAAAAATTCCGGTCATTCGCGATGAAACATGGAACTCGATGGTGGATACCATCGGCCGGAGGTTGCCGATTCGTTTCGAGGCTGGGCCCAACCCCCGCAAGTGGTCACACCCGTGGAAAATCACCCCGTCATGGCAAGAGGGGGTGGAGGGCGAAAGCAAGGGTCAATGGCTTTTCAAGATCAAGCCGGGTTTCGTCAATGGCGTGGAGGTGACGATTCCCACCCGCGTGAAGAACGCGAGCGCGCGCACGATTGCCCGACTGACCGAGGCGAAAGAAGACATCAAAGACCCAGAGCGAATGATCGACGCTTTCCTAACGGAATGGCCGAGCGTGGAGATCGGCCCGACGCGCGTGATCGGGACTGGCGCGGATCCCAGTGGAATTGCTGGCAGCGCTCTATCTAATGCAGGGATAAAGTTTACTTACGAACCGGTCCCAAGGTTCTTTTTAAACCTCGGGGTTACTGAAGCCCACACCCAGATCACCGGGAATATCACCAGCGGCATCAGCTTTGTCGATGGGCAGGAAGACACCAAGGCGGCACGACGCCTGCGGGCCTGCGATGTCTCGCTATGGAAAGACCGGCCATCGGCCAAGTTTGAAGTCTACCCTGGGAGCTTGCTGGATGGGTCATTGGGATCGATTTACATCACCTACAACCATTCTGGCGGGATGAAGAAAAACCCGTACCTGCAGATCAGCTCGAAGTTTTCGCCGCCGCCGGAACCCGAGTCCGAGATGGCGCTCCTCGAAGGCATCACTGACCCCGAATATGACCTGACGAAACTGGCGACCATCTACTTCGTGAGTCCCGAGGGAGTTGAGCCAGCCGCCGAGCTGGATGCCACATGGACGCCTTATGTGGAATACAATCACTTTTGGAACCTCGCCCACTCGCCGCAGAGCATCCCCGACTCAGTGCCGATTGAGCCGATTCGACTCACTACCGCGCTTGCCGGTGGTTTGGCCGACATCCTTATTGCCACCATTCTGGCCCCACTCAACAACCAGTTGAACACAGCACTGCAAATTCTCAAAAGCCGCAACCTAGCAGGGAGGTTTTGGTCGCTATGAGTCTCGACAAACAAGCCAAACTCGCCAAGAAACGCAGCGACGAGGAGGAGGCCAAAAAGGTTGAGGCCGAGAAGATCAATCCGAGCTTTCCATACCGCATGGTGGTTTTTCCATACGACTTCTTTGGCATCGAGAACCTAACAACCGAGGAGGAGAAGCCAACAAGTTGACGCGAGGGCGAGTGAAAAGATGCAAGTTTTAGCATTCGTCGACCTCACCAACCGTAAACTCAACAGCACCCTTGGGGGAAGCACGCTGACCTTTCCGGAACTGGTGCAGGGAGACGAAATACGCATCGGCCTGCGCTTTTCGGAGCAGATCGAAGGCACGGCTACCGAGGTCCCCCGCACGCTAAATTCGCTGCGTGCCAGCATTGGCTTGGTGGATGCCAGGCCGACAGGCGGGACCTTCCAACTGCATGTGGATGGCGACCCGGTCGGCTCCCCGCTAGCTTTCAATGCGACCGCTACTCAAGTCCAAGCAGCTCTCAATGCCGCTTACACTTCGAGCGTCACCGTGACTTCCAAAGATGGCTCATGGCTGGTCGATGTGGCCAATGCGACCGAGGCAAACCTACCCATCACCGGCACCTCAGTGAACCTTGAGCCGAGTTGTCATGTGCGGGTGCGTTCTTACCTAGTAGGATCGAAGAAACGCCATGAGATCCGCCTGATTCGCTCCCCCTTCGCAGCGACCTCAATTTTCTCAAACATCCTGCCAGCCATGCCCGAGGTAATTCGGATTCAGGCGGGTGGCAACGACAACACGACCGAATGGGATGAGATTCAAGCCCTCAAGATCAGCCCGTTCTTTCGTGGGACCTACCAGCTCCGTCGTGGCTATAAGCGTTCGGGTGAGTTGTCGATAGAGGATGGCGCGGAGGAAATCCAAGATGCCATCGCCAAGCTCGCTGATGAGGATGGCAGGTTCACCGTAAGCAACCCCTCCAACAACACAGCCCACATCACATTTGGTGGTTCGATGGGCGGACTGGCGCAGGAGCTATTGGAGGTTGAGATCTTCTCAGCGCCGCCGGGCGATCCAACATTCGTCCTAAACCTCAATACCGCCGAACTAGCCGACGCGCTGCGTGCCGTCGATGCCATCACCACGGCGGTGCTGGAGGTTGAGATGACCGTCGAGGACGAGAACGATCCCGACACCCTCTACACCATCACGCCGATCCGCGTGCCAGTGCGGATCATCCGCGAGCTCAACTGGGAGGGTCTGGAAACCGCCGCCAATATCGACTGGCTGCGCCCGCCACATGGTCGCACCTACATCCCGTTCACCGAGGATCAGATCATCACCGGCAGCCAACACTATGTGGCCCCGATCGGCGATGGCACCAACACCGAGTACACGCTCACCCACAACCTCGGTACCCGCGACCTGCATGTCACCCTGAGAAAGAACGATGGCGAGTCCGCCATCGTCGATCGCCAGTTTTCCGTCGATGGCGAAGACCTCTATGTCTCCTACGCCGTGACCCTCGACAGCGAGGATGATCTCACCATCAAGTTCAAGACGCCGCCGACAGCTAACCAGTATGTGGCGACCATCACCACCGCCGGCCCGATCTCGGCCTTCCAAGCGCACAGCCACACCATCGAGCAGATCGAGGGGCTGCACCTGATTCTCGATGACCTCGGTAGCCGTGTGGAGACTTTGGAGACATTTGTCCCGACGACTGGTATTAACTCTGACAAGACCACAACTCAAACAACCGTGGCCTCATGGGAGCTGCCGAAAATCTTCGAGGTTTTCCCCACTCGCGCGACGGTGGATGCTGACGATGTGGTTTCGATCGATGTCGAAAAATTACCGCGAAACGGTGGACTACTTCCTGCGAAGCACCTCACCGGTTCGCTTACGGTGGCAAACACCATCCCGACAAGCCCGAGCCAAAGCGCCGTCTATCATTACACCGACACGACCAAAGAACTCGTTATCCCTGGCTATCTTGGACGAAAAGGAAAGAACATCTCCGCCCCGGCATTCTACGCATGGGATGGCCGAGGTTTTTACCAAGTGGAGAAGATCATCAGCTCGGAGGCGGTCTATTACCCGTCCGACTTCAGTCGCGAACTATTCCGCATCCATGTGAACGAGAAGCAGCTCCGTGTCGGCAAAACCCTCTCACTGGACTTCTCATTCGTTTCTGCCGTCTTCAACTCTAATACCTCGGTTCATTGGGGTGTGGTGATTGATATTGGGATTCCACAGGGCACCCCGACGACGCCAAGTAACATCGCCCAGGTCAATTTCCTGCCACCGTCGCTCGACCACTCATTCATGCTCACCAGCGTACCGTCGGCTCACTCCTTTGGGCTGCGCGTGACGAGGAAGCTCGAAAACCTGCTTCCGGTCTACAAGGTCGATCGCGTGCTGTATGGAGCGACTGAGGCCAGCGACACCGAACTTACGACGGCCAACTTCATCGTGCGCGGCCGCTTGGCGAGGTTCGACACCGATAACAACTCACCCGATCCAAGGGGGCTTGTCGCGTTCAACGGAATGGACGCGGTACTCGGCGAGGACGGCGGAAGCACATCTGACATCAAATACGGAACTGCGAAAATCTAAATACCATGCCAGCACCAGTAATATCCAGCACCACATCCGTCCTCGGCTACCGCAAGGGTCAATACTTTGAGTACCAGATGGCGGCCACCAATACGCCGACATCTTGGGCGGCTACCGGCCTGCCGAGCGGAATGGAAATTGGTTCCACCGGACTCATCAGCGGCACAGCGACATCGGCCGGGGTTTACCTGATCAAAGTCACAGCCACTAATGGTGACGGCTCATCCACCCCATTGGATATTGCGATGGGCATCGAGGATTCCAACTACAATGACGGCCTCGGCATCGAGGTGAACATCGACCTGCTCTCTGGTTCGGCATCAGTGCCAGGCATTACACCGTCGTCCGGGCAAGGCGGAAGCCAAGCGGTGATGTACCTAAAGCATGGCGATAAAGCGTTCTTGGACCTCGGTTTCTTCAAAGGCACCGAGCTTCAAAGCATGGCTGTTTCCTCGATTGTCATGAACATCCGTGAGTTCGATGGCGAGACGATCCTTGTGGAGTCGAATGGAGCCGTGCAGGCCATAGGCACCAGTGACAAGCAACGATACCGCATTCTGGTGGATCTCGACACCGATGAACTGCTGAACGCCCTCGGAAATTACCAGTCAGACTACAAATCAACTTTCGACGCGATTGCTGAATTTGAGTGGCGCGTGACCTACTTGGAAGAGGGGGCGCTGGCTGAGGAGGTGATCCGCTCATCCAAGACCTTCCGTATTGCTATCGACCGCGATCTAGTACCAAACGCATGACCTACGGATCCGGCATGATCTGGCCACTGGCCTCGGAATACGCAAAGCGTGGCTGGGCGGTGAGGCGGATTGGATGGGATAACCCCGACTTGCTGGGTGATACCGGCAGGGCGCTGCGCTGGGTGATCTACCAAAACTCCTTGTTCTGGTTGTTGTACAGGCAGGCCGGCAGTGAAAACAAAATCTCCCGCGTGATTCGCAACTCGGATTTTGGAGTCGAGGATTTCTACGCCGAAGACTGGACGGTGTTCTCGCCGAGCTGTTCCAATAGCGCGCAGCAGAGTGATCCAACCCAACAAGGGAAAAAGCGCTACCCGCGCCCGGTGGATGTGACGATCGTCGTTGATCCGCTCAACCCCAATTCGAAATACGGGGCGTGTCCCATAGTCCCGCTCTACCCATCCATCAAAAAGCCTTGAGCACTGCACATGGCATGATCTGGCCACTTGCCGCCGAGTACGCCAAGCTCGGCTGGGCAGTAAGGCGCGCCGGCTGGGCAAACCCGGTCACAAGCCCGTTCAACGCATCATCCTCACTGCGGTGGGTGACCTATCAAAATGGGCTATTTCACCTCACCTACATCAATCAAACGAGTACGGCGACCATCGGCAGTGTGAGTCGGGTGGTGAGAAACACAGATTTCGGAGTTTCTGAGTTTCACGCCAATGATTGGACGGTCTACTCGACAAGCTGCCAAGTCTCCAGCGGCACCCAACAGGGCAAACTGATGTACCCCGGCTATGTTGATGACGAGCCTTACAACGACCCATTCTCTTCTTTATTCAACTTCAGCGGATGCCCAGATGTGCCGCCAATCAAGCCTCCAGGCGGAGGCGGAGGTGGAGGTGGAGGCGCAGACCCACCCCCACCATGCGGCCCATGTTTGCCACCGCCCCTATGCGGCGAGAATTTCAAACTGGTCGAAACCGGCAGGGATCAATGCAACTGCCGCTCTTATATCTGCCAACCAACCTTTTGTGGTGATCCTGCAAAATGCCCTGATGGGTATCGAGTGAGGCAGACTGGATACGATGAAGTCGGATGCCCTCAATGGGAATGCAAAAAAATAGAAGTCCAACCTTGTGGCGATCCTCCAGAATGCCCAACCACATCAAAGTTGGTGATCGCTGGATCGGATGCGAGAGGGTGCCCGATTTACATCTGCCAACCTCTCGAATGCACCGATGTGATTAAATGCCCAGATGGGCATGTTGCCGTTTTTGGTGAACCCGATGCGGCAGGTTGCCCTACTTACACCTGCAAAAAACAAGACACCCCTTGCGGTGATCCGATGGTTTGCCCTGAAGGCTCGACACTTAACCAAGTCGGGGTGAGTGCGGATGGCTGCGCGATCTTTGAATGCCAACCTGTTGACCCAGACGAGCCACCTGTTGACCCAGACGAACCGCCTGTTGACCCGGACGAACCACCTGTTGACCCGGACGAACCACCTGTTGACCCAGACGAACCACCTGTTGACCCGAACGACCCGCCAGACGATCCTGACGGAGGCGGCGGAGGCGGCGGCGGAGGCGGCGGAGGCGGAGGCGGAGACCCACCAAGGCCGCCAAGAAAACCACCATGCCAACCAGCACAAATATCCATTCAAGGGGTCACAAGATCGCCGGGATGTTTTCAAGACGGAACAGCTCCTCCGTATTCTGCCACCTATGGATTCACAGTAAGTCTTGGAGAGGCGGAGAAATGCGCTGACGGCATCTACTGGGTGACGATACGCATCAATCGAAAAACCATACGGACCAGAATGAGCCCTGGTGACGCTGACAGCTACTCGGAGGTAATTCAGCAAACTCCCGGAGCAGATGTTAATATCAGCGCTAACGCCTACCTTCCACTCAAGAAGATTCAATCAAGCGCCGTCCAGACCGACAAGTTTCCAAAGGAGTGCGTTTTTTGCGATAGTTGCCCGTCACTACAAGACACTTTTGGAGCGACTTCGTTTGGTTATGCGTTGACCATTGATGGATTAAATAGGTCAGGCGTTTTGTCAGGATCTGGATGTTCCGCTAGTAATTCCTCTACATGGACTTCAGTCGTCGGAATAAGCGTAGTAAAAACAAACAATGTCTGCATGTTGCTGGTTAATGCGCAGGAAATTGGGACGCAGTGTGTCACATCTCTAGAAGGTTCGGTTCCGCTAAGCGCCAACACCACCTTGCCCATTGCAATAAGCCTCACTGGAACAAAAACCTGTGATAACCCGTTAGACTCGAACCCGCCAGTTAACACACCTGCAAGCGGCAGCATCACTATCTCATGACTTGCCCTCACGCCACCGCGATCAGCGCTCAAGTCAATGCCTGTGGCCTTGGCCTTTATGGCGGCAGGCCAAGTGCTGGAGTCTGCAAACTGTGCGTCTCACGCGGTGAGAATCTACATGTTCGGATCGAGCCACAGACCCCCCCGAGAATGTCGCAGATGATCAAGACAGCATCGAAGGCTGTGACCAACTTCGCCCGCAGTGGCTTTGCTACCACTGATCCAAAGACCCTAGCGAGCCGTGAGGCCACCTGCCGTGGTTGTGATATGTGGGATGCTCAAGCTGTTAATGGCACCGGCCGCTGTCGCAAGTGTGGCTGCGCTACTTGGGCGAAGCTGAGGATGGCCTCCGAGAAATGTCCGCTGGGTAAGTGGTGAAATGCCCGTTGACACGCTGTTTGAGTGAGGATGCAGCTCACCCAGTACATCGGCGACAGCACGAGCCACGAGATACCGCTCACATGGGCTGGAGATAACTTCACGCCCGGCGAGGCGTGGTCGCTGATCTTCACGGCCAAGCGCAGCGCGCAGGATTCAGACGACGCGGCAGTCTTCCAGAAAGTCACAGGTGCAGGCATCTCAGTGACCGGCAACACCGCCGAGGTCGAGATCGTGCCGGCCGACACGCTGGCGCTGCCTTCAGCCACCTACATCTGGGACATCCAAGCGCAAAGCCTCAGCACCGGCGAGGTTCGCACCGTCGCGCTGGGCGGGATCAAGCTCGTGCGTGATGTCACGCGCAAGACGACCAGCAGTGTCGAGATCCACACCATTGAACCGGGCGTGCCGTTCACTGGTCCACAGGGTCCACAGGGGCCACAGGGGCTCAAAGGCGATACCGGAAGCGTCGGGCAGCAGGGACCAACAGGCCCAGCCGGTAATGACGCTTTGTGGAACTACACCGGCGCTTACAGCGGCGGCGCATCCTACGCCGTGGGCGATGTCGTCACCTACAACGGCGAGCTTTTCTACCGGAAGAACTCCAACGGCGGCAATGTAGGCGACACGCCTTTTGCTGGCAGCACATTCTGGGATCTTCTCGCCGCGAAAGGGGAGCAAGGACCAGCAGGCACGCCAGCACCCACCTACACCTTCTACATCGAGGGGGGCGACCTCTTCATGAGCTATTGACACCTAATCACTCACGAACATGCCTACACTCAATCTCGGAAAAGTAACTGGTGCAACAGGCCCAGCAGGACCAACCGGAAGCACCGGCCCGACAGGCCCAGAGCCCTCGCTGACGATCGCCGACAACGCAGCGACAGCGATCACCCTCGCTGATACCGACAACAACCGCGTGATCCGCTGCACAGCATCATCCGCCGTGACGATCACCGTTCCATCGACGCTCGCTGCTGGGTTTAGCTGCATGGTCATTCAAGCGGGAACAGGCCGCGTGACCTTCGTCGCTGGCTCCGGCGCAACGATCAACTCCTTCGGCAACCTACTCGCAACCGCAGGCCAGCACGCACCGGCCTCGCTCATGCGCGTCGGCGCTGGCGTCTACAACCTGAGCGGCAACCTGATATGATGATCCTCAAGACATCGCGGTCGAACCTGTCGAGCAACGACCAGTTGTCGCTCGATCTGCCGTTTGCGGCGACCAAATCGCTGACCGCTCGCGTCGGCCCAACGCCAACCTTTACGCGAGGAAGTGGCGCAACCTACATCGGCAGCGATGGTCTGATCCACGGTATCGATACCTCGACCACCTCGAACTCGATCAGCGCAGCGAGCAAAACATTCACGCTGGCAGCGACCGCCGGACAGGATCAATTCTGGCGCGTTGGCGATGCGGTTGAGGCATCGAGTGGGTCGAACATCATGACGGGGACTGTGACCAGTTACGATGCCACCACGCAGTCGCTGGTTTGCAACATGACGACCGCGAGCGGAACGGGAACATACACATCATGGCGTATCGGCTATCGCGGTCCCCGCTTCGACCACAATCCCACATCTCCATTCGCGTGCCGTGGCTTGCTGATCGAGGAGTCGAGGACGAATTTGTTTAGCTCTACCAATTTAAATGATTGGACAGCCGCTCGCGTCACCAGAACGGCAATAACTGGCATTGGTCTAACTAATCAAGCAACTACCCTTGCAATATCTGATCTTGGGGGTGCTTACATTGTTAGGGGCGCGACACTAACGACTGGCGTGGCATATGCGATATCGTTGCGAGTGAAGGCTGGAACCATTGCATCTGTTGCCATTTCTGACCTTACAGACGGAAAACAATCAAGAGGCTTTAATCCTATAACAGGCCAGTGGACTGCAAGTGGTGGGGCAGTAGAGTTTACGAATTATACAGTGACACCTAACATTGATGGTTGGTTTTTGGTGTCGGCAATTTACACACCCACAGGCGCAACTGGAAGCAAAAACATTGCATTTCTATTAAACAGCACCACATTAGGTCAAACCGTCAGCTTCGACACACCGCAGATCGAAGCCGGTTCCTTCCCCACCTCCTACATCCCGACGACGACTGGCAGCGTGGTGCGTAGCGCGGATGTGTGTAGTATTACGACCGCTGGGTGGTCAAATGCTGGGAATGATACTATGGTGGCGGAATACTTTGTAAGAAACTTTCTTTCAGGCTCCGTTGTCTTAGAGGGTTCACCAGCAATTAGTTGGATGTCTGTCTCGTTTTTAGCGGTAAATCAGCAAAGAAATCTATACCGACATGGTGGGACAATCAATAGGGTTGACGCAGTCAGCGGCACTGATTCTGTTTCTCTCACAAGTATCAACAAGACCGCATTAACTTCAGGGGAGCAGATTGCATTAAATGGTTCACTTAGTCAGACGTTATTCGGCGACCCCTTACAAGCGGACATAAGCACCTCACTAAGCATTGGAAGTAGAGGTAATGGTGCTTCAGCTTTCCTCAACGGTCACATCGCAGCCATCCGCTACTACAAAAAACGCCTCCCCAACGCAAAGTTAGCCCAATTAACAGTATGACCACTGACTACCTCCTCAAATTCCCAGACCGCGCCACCGCAGTCCAGTTCGGACTAGCCAACGGATTTGCTGTAATCGACGACGAAGGCAACGAACAAATCACCCTCGCGTCCCATGAGTATGCGCTTTGCATCATTGGTGAGCATAATGGCTCGGACTGGTGGGTGCTATTCAGAGATCTAGTCGGCATCCCGATTCCCGCAGGCGGCGAGCAGTTTATCTACTGGGCTTCCACCTCCGGCGAACAACGCCCCACAGACGAATCCACACCTAACATTTTCTGGTCATGATCGAACTCCCCATCGCATGGATACTCGCCACGATCGGCACACTTTCGGGCGCAGTCGCAACCTTGGCCGCGCTCATGTGGAACTTCATGAAGTCACGCCTCGAAGCGCAGGATCGAGTGATCAACGCCCAGAGCGCGACG